CACCTGGGATGAGGAAGCCGGTGAGTGGGTAGCTGCTGATGAGTGAGCGCCCTTGCCCTTACTGTGAAACATCCCACAACTGTACGGGGTTCTGTGGTGCCCGATGAAACTCAGTGAGCCCTGGCCAGAACAATACACGGTAAACGCTAGATCCCCATACGGTTGGCGTGTTCACCCGATCTCCGGAAAGCGCAAGTTCCATCACGGTATTGACGTAGCGATGCCTGTGGGCACTCCCCTAACAGCTCCTGCTGACGGGAAAGTGGTTCACAAGGGGTCTGGTGCCTCCGGCGGGTACGTTCTTATCCTCGGTCACGACGCAAATCTGTTCACGGTTTACTATCACCTGCGGGAACCATCACATTTGAACAAGGGCACACGGGTGAAGCGTGGGGAACGGGTTGCGTGGTCAGGTAATACGGGTGCGAGTACCGGACCGCATCTACATTTTGAGGTTCGTCACCCGACACGGACTTGGGGTCAGACGGTGGATCCTATGCCATTCTTTGAGCCTGTGATGGTTGAGCCTGTACCCGCGCCCGTGGAACCTACACCTGTACCGACTCCGCCAGTGAGGACTGCCAAGCCGATGAGCGCTAGGCTCCGCCGGTTCTTTGATATTAGACGGGCGTTGCGGTAATGGCTGACGAACAAGACACCGGCGCGGTTAGGGTTTCGATGCGGGACATTTATGCTGAGGTACAACGGCAGGGCAAACTGTTAGAGAAGATTGCTAACTCGTTGCCGGATGCCGAGGGCAAGATTGAGGATCACGAGTTGCGTATCCGTAAACTTGAGATGCGAATGTGGCAAGCTATCGGCGGGTTTGGTTTCCTGGCAGCTGTTATCAGTCCCCTGATTGCGGTAATGAGCCGATGACAACTTATGAGCATCAGACAATTCATTGACTCGTATTTGAAAGGACTGAAATTCGTTATGTCACAACCGTCTTGGCGCAACCGCCGCAGATACATTTTCGCCTCGTTTATGCTTGGGGCAGTAATGTTAGTCGCTAGTTCCATCACTGTCCTATTTGGTTTGATGTCGGATGTTGGGGACTTAGTGACCGGAGGGGTTGCCTTGATAAGCTTGATTCTGACATCATACATTTTTGGTGCAACTTGGGAATCGACCAAACTATATAAGAATGAGGGGAACTCGGATGGATAAGCTCAAAGATTACGTGGACTATGCTGGCGAGCGTGCGCTCAAGACCGTGGCACAGGTCGCTATCGCAACTATTGGCGTGAACGCTGTGGGTTTGTTGGATGTGGACTGGGCGCAGGTTGCTTCGGTGTCAGCGCTTGCTGGTGTAATGTCGTTGCTGACTTCGGTGCTACAGTATAACAAGGCAGGCGAGTAATGGCTGACCTAGATTTGATTGCGGAACTCGATAGGGTTGAGGGGTACGAAATCCCTGTGGATCCTATGGATTTGCTTCAGTGCGATAGTTGCCAGTAAACTAAACAAGACTTGACCCCAGCTAGCGACCTCCGTTCCGTTAGCTGGGGTCGTTCTTTTGTCTACGAGTCGCAGAGTAGGCAGTTACATTTCTGTTTCTGGCAGTCACCGTCTGACCGAGCACACTCGTTAGGGTAGTGGTGGCACTGGTCTGTTACGCCAGGGCAGTCGGTAGGATCTTCCCCGTCTAATGCGGTGATTGTGTAGTTGCCTGGTGTAGCGGTTTCACGGTGATCCCACGCTCCGCCACAGTTTAGGCAACTGACCAGGTACTCGTCCTCGCCTATCCATTTATGCATCAGTCTGTCCAGACCTGGATGGTTCGCTTAGATACACCAACGAGGGTTGCGATCCGTTGCGCTGACCAACCTGCTTGACGGGCAAGCTTTGCACCCTCCGCTAGTTGGGCTTTGGCATCGTTCGCTGCTTGACAGTGGATCTTAGAGATCTCTGCCCACGAGGTCAAGAGTTCGGTTAGTTCTTCGTGATTAGTTGTCATAGTATTCGCTTTCGATTAGTTTGCTAATGTAGTTCTCGCTGTCGGTGGGTCGGTCTGCCCAGCACTTGAGGGCATCTGCGATGTAATCCATTTCGATGTGCCCGAAGTGTAGCTGGTGATGTTTCTCGGCTCGGAATAACAGCTCGCCTAGTTCGTCCCGCGACCACCCGACCAGATCGAGGTAAAGGTGAAACGGTTTGTATTCTGTACCGAACTCGTTTCCGTATGACCACCGATAGAGAGCGAGGATAGGTTGTAACTGTGCGGGGATCTTGTCCACATCGGTTAGGTGATCGTGGGTTGTCAGATCTTCTAGCATTATTTGGTTTCTCCGTTCTCTATAGTGATGTCGTCAATGAGGAACTCGTCTTGGTATTCGCTGTTTTGGATTGCCCAGTAGACTCGGTGCTTAGCGACTGACTCGTTAGGGCTGTAGATCCTGCCCTTGACTGTGAACTCGCGGTACGCCATCGTGTACTCGTCCTCGCTCACTAGATAACCTCTGCAATTTCGACTGTGTACCGCTCGGGTCCGTATCCGAGTGCTTTTGCGTGGCTGTGTGCTCGGGCTGCTTCATCGGCTACCTGGCTCATCGTGGGTACTACTTTGTCGAGTACCACTAGATCCGCGTTGTGTCCGTTGATAGTGTTTAGGTGGGTGTAGGTGATCTTGTACATTTGTTCTGTCTCCGTTTCTTTGGGGTAGTTCCCCTTGTTGATATCTCTAGGCTACTACCTAGCCACGGGTTTGTCTAGTCCGTGGGCAATATTTTTTACATTTTTTTTTGTGTAAATGAGCTAGACAAAGACAAGGCTATAGAGTAGCCTCAAAGTATCCCTAACGAACGGAGAAACCAATGGGGTATTACAAGAACATCGAAATCGCTACACAGGTAGAGGAACCAGATCGGTTACCGGCACCAGTTCCAGCTAGCCAACACATTGCCTACGGGACACGGAAGCAGTTCCGTGAGATCTACAACCATCATCGCAAGGTTGCTAGAGCTAAACAGCGCAAAGAGATTACAGAAATCTCAGCCTTGTTACTCGCTAGCGCAGTGCTCGGGTTCCTGTTAGGGGTAATCATATGATCAACCTAATCGGGTGGCTGACAGTCCTCATCGGTGGCATCATCGGCATAGTTCCAACTATGGTCTACCAGGTCTGGAACGGGGCAAGCCTACTAGGACTGCTCATCGTCATAGGTGGCGGGTACATTCTAATCAGAGAGGAAGCAAATGTTTGATCTACAAATTGACGGGCGTATTATTCGCGTCAAACCACAAGGCGCAGTCTGGTCGGAAAAGGATGGCTGGATTGAGTTAGAACGGGCACAGGCAAAGAGTCTGGTCGAGAAGATCCAGGAGCACCGTACCTGGGAAACTGAAACGGAGGAACACGAGGATGGCTAGAGCACGAAAAACAGATCCTAAGACCAGCCACGATGCAGCTGAGTCTGTGAAGGATGTAACCTTGACACAATCGTTTATCCTACGGGTGCTAAAGAAACGACCCAGGACAGACGTGGAACTAATCGAAGTGTTCCGTGATTACAAAACAGCACCTAATGCTAGCGAGTCCGGTATTAGGTCAAGGCGTGCCGAGCTAGTCCGACAAGGACTGGTCAAAGATACGGGGATCCGCAAGATGCTTCCCTCGCGACGGTGGGCAATCGTTTGGACTGTAGCTAATGGGTGACGTTATCGAGCTAATCCCCAACAAGCAACATTCTCTTGTGATCCACAGTTCGCGCAAGGGTTATCACGCGCTGTGGTACATAGGCGAAGAATTGTTGTGGGAGTATGAGTCAGAGCACCTGACCGAAATCAAGGACTTTGCACAAGCGATGATAGAACGGATGAACGATGATACAGGCACACCGCTTCAAGGCTCATAAAGCCCTGAACTTTGACTCGTGGGCTGAGGCTCGTACCCACGGGGTTACTGCCACAGAGGTGGCACATGCTGCTACACCGGCAGGGTTTCGTAATCTTGTGGACAGTTACAGTAATCCACCGGAACCATATGACAACCCGTATATGGAGTTTGGTCGGAGAACCGAAGCGCCAGTTGGCGAGTGGCTGAAAGAACGGTTCGGGATCTTCCCTAACGAGTGGCTGATCTCTCACGACAACCCGATCTATATGGCAACACCTGATGGGCTGTCACTTGATCACACGGTTATATCAGAGATCAAAACTACTGGGAAAGACTTTGGGGAGAAGATCCCCATCGGCTACCGTAGGCAGGTGCAGTGGCAGTTGTATGTCACAGGTGCAGCCTATTGTGTATTTACGTGGATGCTTAGAGTGGAGACGAGGACGGGCGAGTTTCAGCCAGGATGGATCGAGCCAAAGACAATGAAGGTGCTCCCCTCACGGGACACGATTGAGGATCTAAAGGATGTAGCCAACCGGCTATGGGATATCAAGCAAGAGTTGCTTGGAGAGAATGGAGAAAAGTAATGCCACAGTTCAACATCAACGAGTATGACACCGTAGAAACTAGACTCGCTCGGTTCCACGAGGATTACCCTGACGGGCGTGTAATCAGTTACGAGCTAACAAGTGAAGATGACAGGGCTAAGGGTTATTGGGTAGTTCGTGCGCAGATCTTCACAGACCACGAGGATCAGCACGCTAACTGTCCTAAAGCTACCGGCTTTGCTTTTGAGGTTGAGGGCGGGGCAGGAGCGAACAAGACAGCTGCCCTCGAAAATGCGGAAACAAGTGCGATAGGTCGTGCCCTTGCGAATATGGGTTACTCGGGGCGTAAGCGACCTACACAAACGGAGATGCGCAAGGTGGCTCGTGCTGAGGAGCCTATCCCTGCCGAGTTTATTGAGTCTGTGTCTACCGCTAAGGATCGGGCAGAACTCGATAAGCTGTACGATACAGCCGTGAAGAATGGTTGGGCGGAAGATGTGGTCAAAATCTTCCAGGCTCGTAGCAAGGTAATCGGAGGAAAATAATATGGCAACAAAATCAAAGGTGATTGAGTACGAAACATTAGAGGAACTGAACCTAGATTTGCTTGAGTTCACTGGTAGCTATGTGAACGAGTTGCGCTCAGGCAAGGTAACGTGGCGCGAGTTCTATAATCAAGTCAGGAGTGAGGTGCTTGAACAGCAACCTGACGCCCGCTGAGGTAGTCCAAACCCTGTCTAAGATTGGCAAGGAAATTGACGATGCTACCGAGGCGCTCGCTGAGGCTGACAAGAAAGCGATGTTTGCGCGGAGGGATGTGGAAAGATCCTATGCTAAAACATTCTTAAACACGGAGGGATCTATGGAGATCCGTAAATATACTGCCAGGCTTGCGACTGATGATGAGAACTTTGTTCTTGAGTGTGCTGAGCAGGAACAGCGAGCTATTGTGTCGAAGATCCGTGCCCTTCGTGACCGTCTAGAGATCGGGAGATCTATTAGCGCGATTATGCGTATGGAGTGGTCAAACCAGTAGACTGGATGTATGAGTGGGAGCACTTCCAGGCGGAAGGGTAATCGTGCTGAGGTTGAGGTAGTCAATCTTCTGCGCAGTCACGGGTATGATGTAGAAACTTCGCGCTCTGCTCGTGGCGGTTACCAGTCTGGTGCTGATATCGTGGGCGACTTCCCTATGGTTATTGAGGTGAAGAACCAGGCGAAGCTGAACCTTGCGGGTTGGTGGGCGCAGGCGGAGTATCAGGCTAATGGCAAGTTGCCTGTTGTGATCCACAAGCGTGTCGGAAAATCTAATCCTGCCGAGTGGTGGGTAACGATGGATGTGCAAACCTTGTTACGCTTGCTCGGTGAACAGTAAACAGTTTCAGAAATACCTTGACCGTGACGATGGTTGTGTTCACTGTGGGCAGACCGAATCGGTGTCACCGCATCACAGGCTAAACCGTGGAATGGGCGGGTCAAAGGTTCGTGATGTTCCGAGCAATATTATTGTGATCTGTTCGGACCTCAACGCCCGTATGGAGTCCGATCCTGCCACAGCTAGTATGGCAAAGCAGAGAGGGTGGAAACTATCCTCTGGCGCTAATCCTGCCTCTGTGGCAGTGCAGCATTACTCTGGGTCGTGGCGGATACTTGACGACAAGTTTGGGTTTGTGAATGTTGCTGGTGTGGATTAGGACAAAAATAGTTTGTGAGATATAACTAGAGCAAAGAACGAACGGAGACACATTTGCTAATCAGAGGACATCACGAGTTTGATGGTCAGTTTACGCAGGTTCCGAATAGTTGGTTGAGAGATCCCAATGTTTCGCTCGGAGCTAAGGGGTTGCTTGCCCAGCTAATGTCGCACACACCTGGTTGGTCTGTGACGATACAGGGCTTAGCCAAGCAAAATAACTGTGGCAAGGACAGGATTAGAACATATGTTCGAGAGCTACAGGCATCGGGTTACTTGTTCCGGAGCGAGAAGCAACGGCATAACGAGAAGGGTTACCTGATCGGATATGACTACACAACCCAGGATCCACCTTTGGCGGGTTATCCTACTAAGGTTCAACCTACTAAGGTTCAGCCTACTAAGGAAAATCCTACACTTAAGAAGACTATTGAAAAGAAGACTATTGAGAAGAAAACTAGCTCTGTAGACTTCGACACTTTTTGGGAGATCTACCCAAGTAGGTTAGGCAAGGGCGAAGCGCGAGTAGCTTTTAGCAAGGCTGTCGGCAAGGTTGGATTAGAATCAGTTATGGACGGAGCGCAACGGTTGGCATCAGATCCGAATCTGCCACCAAAGCAATACATACCTCGACCTGCTACCTGGCTAAACCAGGAACGGTGGGACGATGATCCGTACCCAGATCGGGGCGGGAAGAAACAGGAAACCAAACGTCTGATTGACGAGTGGGCAAGAACGGAGAAATAATGGCACGACCAACTGAGAAAGATATTGAGGTTACACGGGACGGGTATTACTTCCTAGACTGTGACGGTAGGCACACACCTAGTTGGCACAAGTATTTGTACTACACAAAGCGGGAGGTCATTAGTTTGTGGCGCGAGGATCACCCAAGAACGGAGAAAAAAAATGGATGATGCAATCGTTGATGAACTGATTGACATTCGAGAAACGCTATACAGGATGGTGAACAACCACGACATTTGTTTTGAGAACGACTCGGACAACTGTGTGTTTCCTCGGCTTGAGGAAGCAGCTGACCTTGTGGACGAGGTGATTGCTTATCGCAGTCCCAGTGAGCGTGATTGGGATGCTGAGTCGAAGATGCACAGAGAGCTAGACTTGGCAAGCGATGACACTAACTGAGGTGAAGGAACTGCTTGCAAAGATTGCAGCAGTAGATAACCGTGACCTGTCGGAAATCACAGCAAAGGCTTGGTACGAGGTGATTGGTGGAATCAGTTATCAAGTTGCGGAGCGAGCGCTTGTTCTAGCAAGACAGGATCCTCGTATCAACTGGCTTGAGCCAAAGCACATTCTTGGCAAGTCACGGGATGCGATTATGGAGCTGAACCAGGAACAGGCAAAAAAGTCAATCCCTGACGAGCAACGGTACAACCCGTCACCGCGACCAAAGAACTATGCGGAAATCGTGTCGTTCTATCGTGAACTGTACAAGGTGGCTCCGTGGGATCCCTACACAGGCAATTTGCCTTGTGGCGGGGCGGAGCTAGATAAACGGATACAGAGATCAGCTGACAGGATGGGCTGGGCGGTGCCGGTGCCAATATGGAACTGAACTATGCGGAACTGTACGGGATAGACATCAAGAAACTGCGCGAGGAGTCGTTCTTGCACCCTGGTCATTGGAGAATGTTGCGGGAGCATAGGAAACGGGTCGAGGCGTGGTATGGCGCAGAAGATTCTAGTTTGC